GCTTGTGACCTTTGATTAGGGCCTTGAGAGCTTCTTCATGATCCATTCGCATAATTCTTTCACGCTCGCCTGCTAAAAAATCCAATGCAATTTCTTTTGCAATTTTCAAGGACTCAACAGCCGCCTGCTTCTCGTCCTTCCATAGTTCAGCCATACCTTTGGCATGATTGAACATCGTCCGGTTGATCTGGGTCCAATAGCTGTTTGCATCCTTTGAGGGGTTCAATACAGCAACGCACTCAAGGACCTTTGTGAGCAGTGATTGAGCATCAGAAACACTTGACCGCTTGGCAAGTAAAGTGAGAATTGCCAGATGAGAGTACGTTATCAGGCAGACATTCTTGCTGGTGGCTTGCTCATAAATCTGACTGTTCTTTGTTGGCATTTGGTATATTGGGCATACCAACAACGCATATGCCTTGCCACGCTTCCACCCGTCCATTGCTGAAACCTTGAAATCTTTCTGATTCTTTGCGGTGCGGCTGAGTCTAAATGCCTTTGCGTCCGCAACAAAACTGTACTTTTCGGCGAAGACCTCAACATCGGCGACATCAGAACGAGTCTTCAAGACGAGTGCCTTCAACCCGATTGCCTTGAACGACTCTGCAACTAGGCAATCCGTGTATTTGGAATACAGTTTTTCCTGACTTGAATCATGGTGATAACTTTCCGGAATGTCCCCACATAGGCGAATGTGATCGACCAGCGATTCAATTCCGTTCTTCTGAATTTCGGCAGAAAGTTCTGCTTCGAGTTTATCAGAATCATCGCCGAACTTGTCGCTGATGTTGTCGATCTCTCCGATCCAGTAGGATCGACGGTGAATTGCCGACTTTGCAATTACTGATGCCATGTCCCGAACCGTCTTTCCACTTATCAAAACCGTGCAAAGCCAATCCGTGATGCACGAGTTTCGTCAAAGTGTCAAAGCGATCAGCGTCAGTCTGGTGGCTTTGATTTTTGATACACCCGGACAATTGCCAGTTTTTTGATACAAATACAAGATAAAAAAAAGCCGTAAACCCTTTCAAATTAAAGGTTTACGGCATCGGGAATACAGGATTTGAACCTGCGACCTCTTGGCCCCCAGCGTAGAAAGACAAGCAAAACGCCAATGGTTTATAGTTTTTTGTATCAAATGAACGCCGAAAAACAGCGGGCATATGATACAATTTGGCCGATACAACTCAAGCCAAGGGGACTCGGGGTAATTGAACCCTATTGGCTGTTTGATTCCTGAACATGAAGAGGGTTACGGCCATGAACTTCGCTGCACAATGCAAAGAGAAGGGAATCAAGCTGGAACTGTCAACCTTTCGGGATCACTGGCGAAAGTCTCTGAATGGCAGGATGCACTATCTGAGGCACCCTAATGAGACGAAAGCAGGGTACGAGACAGCCTTGGAAGAATGGTATCTGCTGAAGGCTCAGATTGACGGGCAGCGTGCAAACATTGCCGTCTACAATCACCACCTTGCGTTGTTCAACTCGGTGGTTGAATACTGGAACGCCTTTGGAGTTCCAAGGGCCGAGAAACAGCTACAGCGTTCCGTGAGTCAGTTCATTGATTTGATCCATGAGCAAATGAAGTTGCCCGTGTTGCCTGAAAGAATTCGAGTCAAAGAATTCCTGAATGAGCATCAGGAGTTCTATCACGAATTCAATAAACCGATTGACGCCGCAGGGTTGTGGTTTACTACGCTTGATTTTGGCACCATTGACTACCAGTTGCCGGACAAGTGGCAAGACCGTATTGCACGAATGACGCCCATTCAACAGGACAAAAAACCGCAAACAATTCAGTATTGGTACGATGACTACTTCGCAGACCTGCAACAGAGACATGAGGCAGGACAAATCACAGATAGTTCATTCCATGACCGCAAATACGCTTTGGCATCCTTCAGAAAATTCATTGACCTACAAGCCCACGTCACAACCTTGGGCAATGGACTCTTGGACCAATACGACAAAGAATTGAAGACCAATAGGACGTTGAAAAAGAAGTCGAAAATAAGCTACATGAAAACCGCCAAAATGTTTGTACGGTATTGCAAGCTGGCTGTTGGATCTGATCTGACTGACTGCCCTTTGTTGGAAAAGAAATACACCTACGTTGACCCACAGGGGACCGGCAGAACACGCCAGCAAAAGAAGTTGCTGTTGTGGTCGCCTGATGACTTTGCGAAGGCTATGGCGTTGCCTGAGCCTTACAGGTGCTTCTGTCTGCTGTTTCTAAACTGCGGATTCAGACACATTGATCTGAGCCATTTACAACACGGCGATATTGATTCAGCAAATCAACGAATTGTCATTCAGCGAGAAAAGCTGAATAAACTCGATACTGCCCCTGTGGTCTCATATCAACTATGGGAAGCAACTTGGGAGTCATTGCAAGAATGCAAGCGGTCAACAGGTAGTCTGGTCTTTGGGTCAGTACATGACAGTCTGAAGACATGGTGGAAAAGAAACCGCCCTGAGAAGTTGCGTTTGGACTACCTCAGAAAAACCGGCTCAACAATTATTGCCCAATACGACAGAGGGCTGGATTCGTTCTACTTGGGGGAAGCGTTGAACGAGACAGCAAAAATTCATTATTCGTTTACCGATGGCGAACCCTGCCCCCATTTGGACAAAGCCATAAAACACCTTGGGAGCAAATTCGGACTTTGTGAAGCTCCCGGCAAAACTGTTGAGTTGACCCCAGAAATAATTGAAGCATTAAAGCAATTGGGGGTTACGGTGTAATAGAAGAAACCAAGGGATGGAACTTTGATCGCGTCCCAGATGAACTGAATTCGCATCGCCCCAACATTTGGACAACCAGCACAAAGAAACGATGCCACATGGCGTATATGGCGGGTGCGGCATGTTTAAGTTGTCCGGCGAAATACCAATAATTGTTTCATTGATATTTTTGCAACTTCAAGGCTGGTGCAATTGGCTTGGTCTTGAAGGGGCGAAGCAACTGAGGCTGCTTAATAGGCGGGATTGGCCTGATGGCTTTTGGGGGCTGGGGTGGCTTAATTCTCGATAGACCAACAACAGCCTTGTGGTCTGGCATCCACATGCCCTCTTGCATATCACGACATTCACAATATTGACGAAACATTCCCATATTGATTTTAGGTATGATCTCCAGAAAGAAATCAACCTAGCCAAAGCGGGATTTTCGCAATATTGATTCACAAACCGACTTGATCCATGCCCACTAAATCCCCCAGCAACTCCCAGCAACACTGTTAATAACTGTCCTGCGGCAATATGCTCGTTAATAGCGGTCGTTACCATTCGCCTACAATGTCGTCAACCTGCTGCTCCATCCTTCCAAGTAGCCAGTCGTCTAGGCTTTGCCGCCTCAACTCATCTATTCGGAAATTCAAAAAATATCGTCCAGCAGTAAATGAGTACCTGTTTAGTGACCCCGGTGAGAACAGTGGTTTATTGTGAATCCCTAGCTTGAGGGAATATACGGAAACTGCATCTGTTGACTTCGGTGGCTCAATATATTTCATGGTGATATTGGTGCCGTTTTTTCGATTGAATTTGGAGATGACGGAATTTAAGAACTGGTCAGGGTCAATGTTCGATGCCCGAATCAAGACGTGATAGTGTACGATGGATTCCTCGTTAATTTCATGAATCGCATAGATGGCTATATGCTGACCGTCTTTCTTATTTCGATATTCAATTGCCTTGGATATAGTTGATTGAAAATTGCCAATTGTCTCGGTGGATAAATGTTGATTCAGCTTGATTGTTGCCCAATGAGTTGGCGGTAAGATTTCGTGAATTGCAGTTAATGCCCGACAATTACGACTTGCCCACATATCGTGGGCTTTGTGGCTCCATGTTGCACTCGGTTTGCAACGAGTATCTGACTCCGCAGGGTGGTAATTGACGCTGGGATACATTCAAGAAACCAATTTTAGGGGTTATCCACAATTAAGTAGGGATGGACTCGCTCCGCGAGTCCTTGATTGCCTTCAAAACGCTTTCAAGCTCATTGGATGAGTAGAACAATTTACATCCAAAGGGATGCATTGGGGAAGGTATCTTTCCATCTCGTGCGAGCTTCCAAACTTGTGTTGTTGAGTAACCGCTCAATCTCTGTACATCGGCTAGGCTGTGCAGTCCAAGTGTTTGTCGTTCGGTAAGCGAATGAATTTCGTTTTGTGCCATTTTCGGTCCTTGTGTGGGTGTTCCTTATCTATGCAAAAAGAATTTTTTTTCTTGCTGCATAGATAGGTTATGGACACAAATAAAAAACAATGGCTAGAAGCCCGAAATGCTTATCTTGAGAGCGATGACTGGATGTGGGTTCGACGGCAAGTTATTCGGCGTGATAAAAAATGCAGAAAATGCCATCGACCTTATCGCAAAAGTGAAACGATATGGAATATTCATCACACGTCCTATGAGCATTTTGGGGCTGCTGACGTTTTTGAGGTTGAAGATTGCCGTCTTTATTGCATGGCCTGTCATCGTCGAGTACATGGATTACCGCCATTAACTGGAATAGACGATGAGCTTGACCGGATCATGGGATGGGTCGAATAAATGTTCTTTTCCCGGTAGAGCATCGCATACGACGATTTTGGCTGTCATTTCGATGGAACCTTTACCGCGTCCCAGATAAATTTGGTTCGCATCGTCGAACGACACGCATGACTTGTACCGCATTCCAAGGTTTCCCGGTGCGGGTGACGTAAGATTCTTTATTCAGGTTGTCTGCCACTGCCTGATAACTATCACCAGCAGCCCGGCATTCCAGAATGATCGGAATAAAGTGGGAGTATGCTTCGGTAGCACGTTCTCGCTTTGAGTCGTTGCCACGTTTGCTGCCGAGTGTCCGGGCTGTTTCGCTCAAATTCCGACACTCAGGACGGGCTGCACCTAGTTTCACCCCACGGGCCTTTAATGCACCCAAGGCCGCTTTGGTTCGTTCACTGATACGCTTGGCTTCGTCCTCGGCAACGGCTGCAAGAATATGGATCGTAAGCGGCGTGGCATTTGGGTTGTCTACACAAACGAATTTGACATCAGACTCCATCAAGGCCGACAGGAATGCGACGTTGCGGGCCAGGCGATCAAGTTTTGCAACCACCAATACTGCCCTAGCTGCTTTGGCGTGTGCAAGTGCTGCTCGCAGCTTCGGACGATGCAAGTCGGACTTTTTTCCTGTCTCAACTTCGACGTATGGTGGAACGGGGATAATCTCGGCTGCATTGCTCTTTGCCCACTGCTCGACAGCTTCACGTTGAGCCTCAAGCCCTAATCCACTCTTTCCCTGACGCTTCGTGCTGACTCGATAGTAAGGAATGGCTTTCATGGTCGGCCTTGGCTCGATTGTTGATGTGTTCGCATCCAGAATCGCCATATTACACTCCCTTGGACCGACATTCAAGGGAGTGTAATGAAAAATGTTGAATTAAATGCACCGGATTCCGGTCTGTTCTCCGAAAGGTTGCAACTCACTTCCTGATTTACCTTTGACCGCGTCCTAGTCAACAAGGGACCACCGGCGTTTGAGTTGTGATGTGAATACGTTTAGCCTAGCTTGCCATGTCCTCAAAAAGATTCTTACTCACAACCGTACCCTTGACTCTCGCCTCTGCTAGTTGGCAATACTCTTGGCTAACATCAACCCCAAGATACTTTCGCTGCAACTGCTTGGCAACTTTGCATACCGTGCCACTTCCGCACATTGGATCAAAGACAACTTCGCCAATATTTGACCATGAGAGAACATGATCTCTTACGAGTTGGCAGGGAAACGGAGCGGGGTGTCCTTTCGCTTCTTGGTCCTCTTTATTTTTTCCTACAACGTACTCCCACACGTTGCCCATAATTTTCTGGCTCTTGACGGGTTTCGCCAGCTTCGTTCGCTTCTGCTCCTGACTTGAGTAGTTTTTGTAGGTTGTCCCGTTTAGTTCAAGGCCAGCATGAAGGCAGTCCGTCATGATTGCGTTATGGGTCTTCACGACACCTTTTGAAAAGACAAACATAAACTCGAACTCATTCGTATACCGTTTGCGATAAATCTGAGGAATTGGATTCTTCTTCCGAAAAATCATCGTGTCATGAAGACGAAAGCCTGTTTCCATAAAGCAAAACACCTGACGAAAACTGGTCCCTGTCTCGCTACCGTTTATCGTGGCGTCATTAGTGACCCAGACGACAACTCCACCGTCCTTTGTCACCCTGAACAATTGCCTTGTGATAGACTCCACGTCGAAAGAATAACCCTTGTATTTTCTCAGGTTATCATATGGTGGCGACGTAATTGTGAGGTCGATACAGCCTTCATCAAGCTGTTCCATCACTGTGACGCAGTTTTCGTTAACAATGCTATTCCATTCCGTGGACATCAGAAAGCCCTATTTCACGTCCAAAATGCTGTTTGCGGCGACGCCTGAGATCGTCATTATCTTACTCTCGAGCTTGTGACCTTTGATTAGGGCCTTGAGAGCTTCTTCATGATCCATTCGCATAATTCTTTCACGCTCGCCTGCTAAAAAATCCAATGCAATTTCTTTTGCAATTTTCAAGGACTCAACAGCCG